TTATTTTATATCTAATAGCTTTTCTAGTAGGTCTATAGTATGTTTAAGACCTTCTATTTTTCTCTCGTAAAGTTCTTTTATAAGTTCTTGCGAGGACTTATACTGTCCTAAAATTTCTTTGAAAGAATTTACCTCTCTATCCAGCATGGTATTATTCTTTTTCAAAAGACTAATTTCATTAGTAAGCCTGTATATCTCTTGTTTCAAAATATCCTCTGATGTAGGATTTTGTATATTTACACTTCCATTATTTCCTACAATGTTATTACCGATAATACCGCTATTCCTATTACCTTTTATATTTATTGACTGACTAGATTCATGCTGTTTATTATTTGTAAGCCAGTCAAGAGAAACATTAAAAATGGAAGATATTTCCAATAACTGATTTAGTGTAGGGGATAATTTACCCTGTTCAATCTTACTTAATTGGCTATTATCGACACCTATTTTTTCAGAAAATTCCATTTGAGTGAGATTTTTTTCTTTCCTCAACTCTTTAATTTTCAATCCAATAACATTCATAATAAAATTTAATTTGAAAAATATTCCATTTTTATTTGGAAAAATGGAAATAATTGCAATAAATTTGTCCCAAAAAATAACACTAAAAGGACAATGGACAAAAATAATAATAAAAAACATAAGTATAACCAAAGTATTATAAAAGAGTTGGTTGTTGCTTATGGAGTTACGGAGTCATCTGTACGAAAAGCACTTAATGGCGACCGCACTAGTGCGACTTCCGAAGCCATAAAAAAAGACTATTACAAGGCTAAAAAAGCCCTTGAAGATGTTACTAAAGCTGTATTGAATAACATTATAAATCAATAAATATGAAAAAACTACTGCACTACATTTTTTGCATACGCACGAAAGTTATTCGCAATTACGAAGACCTTTCAAAATCTACCAAGCAGGAAAGCTACCTCCTTTTTGGTAAGCCACTAAAAACGACTACTCGCAGGGCAACCCGAGCGGAAATAATGAAATCTTTTAACTCTTTATAAAATAATGACTATGGAAAACGGCAAATTGACATTTCAAATAGAAATTAATTTCACTCAATGTGATACTCAAAATGAACATGAAAAGGTATCATATAGTAAGTTGAACAGCGAAAAAAACTCATTAGAAGATTTAGCGTTGGGTGAGTTCTTTCGAGACTCAAATGACGGAAAGAAAAAGGGAGGGTTAAACGCCATTGTTGAGTCTCTTCGTGCAGATAGTAACTTATTGGAAATTGCTCTTGAGCACATACTGAGTTGTAAAAGAAATCATTTCCAACAATATGAAACTTCTCAAGCAAGGGATTTAGAGCGTTTTTTAAGCCAAGTGCATAATTTTCAAGCCCTCGTTTCGCAGCAAATTCTTCCTTTGCTGGAAAAGATACAAAACAATAAAAATTAACAATTTTCATACGATTAAATTTTAGTACACACAAATGTATGGAAATCTCCCGAAAGGCATACACCGAGGTTCAAGTCCTCGGCGGGAACAAAAAAAACAAATCTATAAAATGCCACACCTTTGGGGAAACATATTAGTAGTAACAAAAGACGAGCTTGTGCCTAAGTATTACAATACTTATAACTGTCTCAAATTAAATATTTGGCGTTATAAGGACTTGCCTTATGGTATTAAACGAGTTAAGCCCGGGGGCAATGGTCGTCAGCTATTGGTTAATTTTGATACGCTCCCTAAAGAAATGCAAGAGGCAATAGGCGACCCTAGAAAAATGGAGCACCCACTTTTACACTTTTGGGAGGTTAGCTCTCTAGCCACGGCTTACTATACTACTTTTGAGTTTGAGGACGGTATGCCGCTAAAAATGGAGTTCCAAGAGGAGTATATCACTAACGCTTCCGTACTTATTGCTTTACAAAAGCTGAAAGAACACAGACTAGCATTGAAGGACGGTAAAAAAGTGGGAATTACTAAGTCTCTTTGGGAGGATATGGTAACCTTTAATGATATTCTTCCGAAAATACACCACCGCCCTCATACCATGATGGTAGGCGAAAGACATTTTGATAGACTTTTTAAAGCGTTTTTAAAAGGTGGTGAAAAGGGATTTAATTTTGAGAGCCTTATTTCTAAAAAACTCAACAATCAGCACCGCCGTATTATGACGGACGAGATGATGGAGCTGCTTAACGCTATGTTTGCTGGGCAGGAGCATAAGCCAACACGCACCGAGATTGCTAATAAATATCAAGGTTTTTTGGAGGGCGAGGTCGAAGTTATCAACCATACAACGGGAGAAGTATACGACCATACGGATAGAACGAAGTACAAAAAAATATCCGAAAGCTCTATCATCGCATGGCTTGCTAAATGGGAGTACAAAATAGGAGCTTTTGCTAAAAGAAGTGGCAACCGCCAAACCTTATTGCAGCAGTTCGTACCTTACCACTCTTTATCTAAAGTGAAAGAGGCAGGCGTATTAGTTTCTATTGATGATAGACAGCCTCCGTTTTTCTACGACAAAGGCAAAAGAATGTGGTTTTATATGGCGATAGACCTAGGTTCTGAAGCGTGGACGACCTGGGTGCATGGAGAAACTAAAGAGGGGCTAATATTGGAGTTTTACCGCCAAATGGTAAGAAACTACACCGAGTGGGGCTTTAATCTGCCTTTAGAATTAGAGTGCGAAAGTGCCTTGAATAGCACTTTTAAAGATACTTTCTTAAAACAAGGAGCCATGTTTGAGCGTGTGAGAATAGAGGCGAACAAAGCAAGGTCTAAGCATATTGAGAGGTATTTTGGTAAGCTCCGCTATGAGTTTGAGAAAGATAAAAATGGCTGGTTGGGACGACCGTTTGCAAGGAAAGAAGACAACCAAAAAGGTAGCGGTGCGGATATTATTTTACCAAAGGAAAAAATCATCATGAACTCGCTCTACGACATTCAAAAATGGAACAATATGGAGCATAGCCGATACGAGGGCAAAAGCCGTTGGCAAGTTTTTACAGAAATGCAATGCAAAGACACGAAACCTACCAACTGGAGAGCGATACTCCCTTATTTAGGCAAAGTTACAAGTACCTCTTGTAATGCGGGTATAGTAAGATTTAGAAGTGCCGAATATTTACTAGGATTAGGTGGAGAAATAGCTTTAGGCGACGATTTAATCAAACTAATGAAGTATGTGGAGGGCAAAAGCTTTGAGGTGTATTGGCTTGACGGCAACGATGGAAGTCCATTAAAAGCAATGATTTATTACGATGATATGCTTTTGTGTGAATTATTACCAAAGCCAGTATATAGCCGTGCTTACCACGAGTTAGATGATACGGGTAAAATCAACCGCCAAATTATGAGTGCTTATGAAAACACCGTAAACGCCTTTATGCGTGAGCGTAAAAATGATATTGACAATCTCACGGTTATAGACCGCCGTTCTAAAATCATTGGTAACAGCTTTGTGATTCCAGGGTTAGAAGCCTTTATCCCAAGCGAAGAACCAGCCAAAATAATCAATATAGAAGATGAGGAGTATTCTCCACTAGAGCAACCTTCTACGGGTAGAAAGTCTAAATCTTTATTCTCAAACTTTAGCTAAAAAATAACAGATATATGGAAATTTCAAAAGAACTAAAACAAGCAATAGTAGAAGCTATACTAAAAGATAGAGAACGCTACGGCGGAAGTGATACAGCTTATGCTAAAACACTAAATATACACGGCACTGTATTTAACCGTCTTAAAAAAGGAGAGAGAGAGCATCTTTTGTCTCCCTCCCAATGGCTAAACATCGGCAGAAAACTGCAAGTAAAGCTTGGTAAAAACACATGGAAAGCGGTAGAGACTGATGTGTATTTGGAACTGCAAGACGACTTCCGTTTTTGTCAAGAAAATGCAAAGTCGCTGATATTGGTGGACGACTGCGGTATAGGGAAAACCTATTGTGCCAAAATTCTTATTTCTAAAATGAAAAACGCCTTTTATGTAGATGCGAGCCAATATAAAAGCAAGCGTTTGTTCATCAAAGCCCTTGCAAGAGAATTAGGGAGCGGAACCACAGGTACTTATTCTGAAATACTGGAAAACCTAAAATACTACATCAATGCCCTTGGAAAAGTGTTTATCTGCATAGATGAGGCTGGCGATTTGGATTATGCCGCTTTTTTAGAGCTTAAAGGTTTAGTAAACGGTACTACGGGCAGATGTGGCTGGTATATGATAGGGGCAGATGGTTTAAGAGCTAAAATAAAAAGAGGTATCAATAATGAGAAAGTAGGCTACCGAGAAATATTTGACCGCTTTTCTGCTGAATTTAGAGGTATTACGCCCGATGATAAAGTTCAGAAAATGGACTTCTACGACAAACTTTTGAGAGATGTAGCCGTTGCCAATCTTCAAGATAAATCAAATGTAAACGCAATAGTAAAACAATGCTTTACAAAGAAAGATGACAAAGTTAAAAGCCTTAGATATTTAGAAACACTAATCAGAACTAAACAAGCAGCCTAGATGAGAACAATAAGCGTAAAACAAGCCTATTTAAAAAAATTCAAAACCTTTGAATTTGACGGCATTTGGAAAGAAGTTTTTTATCAAAATCCCGAAACCACAGGAGCGTGGTTAGTGTACGGAATCGAAAAACAAGGTAAATCTACATTTGCCATAATGCTGGCAGATTATCTCACCAAATTTGGGAAGGTACTTTATATAAGTGCTGAGGAGGGCGTAAGTCTTCACTTCGTGAACCTAATGGCAAAAATAGGAGTAGATGGCGATAACCCTAAGATAAAATTAGCAGAGTTTACCCCTTTTGAGGATATAGAAGAAAGGCTTGCTAAAAGACAATGTCCTAAAATAGTTGTGATAGACAATATCACAGTTTACAAAGATGAGATTAACAAAAAAAGGGTACTAGACTTTTATAGAAAAAATGAAGATAAGCTCATCATATTTATTAGCCACGAGGAACGAGGACAGCCTGACACGGCAGAGGGACGCCTATGGAAAAAACTAAGCAAAACTATAATACAAATCGTAGGTCAAAAAGCAATTTTCAAAGGGCGTGGTGTAGGTGGAGAGCTAATGATAGATGACGAAAAAGCCATGCTTTATCACGGAACCAAAATAAAAAACCAGTAACATGAACAAAATACTAAATATTCTGGCTTTCGATACTCTTTACGGAGGTCTTAATTGGGGAGACAGATTGATACTCCACGGCTATCTATCTGGCAGAGGACAATATTTTCCACCCACGGAAAGAATACTGAAAGTTGGAGCCTGCATCCACAGGAACAAATGGCAAGCTCCCGCAATGAAATATATGAAGGACGATGTTGTCCTTTATGTAGAAGACCTAGAAAATATGCAATGGCTACCAATAGATAAATACAGAGAAAAATATCCCAACCCATTAGAAAATGAAAAGTTTTAACAACTATCAATTTGAATTTAGAAAATATCAGCAGAAGCAAGACGCTAAAATGGCTTTAAGAAAAGCCAAAGAGTTAGAAGAACAACGCAAAAAACAGAACAAATGCAAGAAAGTATAGGAAATGAGTTTTTTCCTCCAACGGAGGAGGAACTCAAAAAAATAATCGCCGAGCTTAAACGCAGGCTAGAAGATGAAAGCTACGAAGAGGAGTGGGTTAAAATCCACGAGGAACTCCTTTTTAGACAAAGGCAACTAAAAGAAACAATAAAAAATAACGAGATATGAAAGAAAAATTTGCAATTCTACACGATACTGAAAAGCACGGACAAATCCTCATAACAAAGGAATATGATTTAAAAGACAATTTCTATAAGATAACCTATCAATTTGAATTAGAAGGGGTCATGCCAGTATTTAGACTTAATATAAAATCAAGAAAAAAAGCTAATAAGGTATTCAAAGAATTAGAAAATAAAGAAACGGCTATAAGTGAAATAGATAAAATAATAATAGCAATACAATGAGTAAAGAGCAAAACAAAAATAAAGTACCGCTAGCCTCACACAAGACTGTAATAAGGCTAGACCGAAACTTCCATATCTATGTACACGGCGACCGTAAAAAGATAGAGCAAGGAAAAGACGAAAAAGGCAAATACTATAAAATTTACTTTAAAGAGGAAAGCTAATCATTAACCCTAAATATTTAAAACAATGAAAGACCTATCACAACTAACAGCGGAGGAACTCCAAGCGGAGCTAGATCGCAGAAACCAAGAAAAAGCAGAAGACAGAAAGGTTTACAAAGAGATAGTAAGCCAAGAACTCGTCCAAATAATTGAACCTTTGAAAGTAGTAGAAATGCATCTTCGTGAATCGAAACTATATGTATTTGAAAGCCTAAAAACCCTATTAGACCTCAAATCTAAGGTCTATGGTGTGAAAGACACACAGCAGTCGCACACCTTTACCGATGATAAAGGCAATACCATTACTTATGGCTTTAGGATAATTGACGGTTGGGATGATACTGTTACCGCTGGAATAGACAAAGTAAGGGAGTTTATTTCCTCTCTTGCCAAAGACGAAGCCACAGGAAAGCTCGTTCACGCCGTGAATCAACTATTAAAAAAAGATGCGAAAGGCAATCTAAAAGCATCAAGAGTTTTAGAACTTACTAAACTAGCCGAAGAATTTAATGACCCGAATTTTACCGATGCGGTAAATATCATCAGACAATCATACAAGCCACAACGCTCGGCGTTTTTTATAGATGCCAGCTATACAGATAAGCAAGGCAAAAAGGTGAATATCCCGCTGTCTATTTCGGCAGTGGACTTCCCCGAGGGGACAAACACAGAGGATTTATTTCCCGTACACGAAAATTATAATAAACAGTAAAATCAAATAAAAAAACAATGAATACAAAAGGAAATAAAATGACATCGTATGATGCTAACGAGCAAAACCCATTTACAAAGCAAGTAAGAAGACAAGTGTCAGACTTGATAGATGACTTGGAGATATTAAGAGGTGCTGGAAAAAATAAAAATATAGCCCCCGCAAGCAGCGAAAAACAACGCCTTATTTCTATCGCTCAAACCAAATTGGAGGAGGCATGTATGTTTGCTGTAAAAGCAATTTATGCAGAATAAAAACCACTTTCCGCACTGGCAGGCTTCGGGGTTCAAGCCCCCGAGCGGAGCGAAATTTAAAAAACAAATAATATGAAGTATTTCACACACTTATCAAATTCAAATATGCCAAAAAATAGCTTGCAAAAAGAAATGTTGGCGTTTTTGGAAGACCAGTCTAACAGACTTATAGAAGACCTCGAGGACTTTAAAATTTTTCTTAGAAATAAAACAAGAAAGATAAGCGAATCTAACCGCCGCTGCAAACCAATATCCGCAAGTTTTTATCAATCCACAAAAGGCACTTGGGGGCTTTCGCTTTCGGGAAGCGACTGGTCAGTTTCTTTCTACATTTATAAAGTGAAGGAATAATGTATGAAAACAGAAAGAATAGATTTGACATTGTTAATCGAGAACAAAGTCAAAAGAAAAACAATAAAACTAGTGATGAAATGGCTTAGTGTAAAAGGCATTAAAAAATTGGAAAAAGAAAAAATTTCAATTTCTTATGAAAAAGTTCCAAATTATTCTATTTCCATCTACACGATTAGATACGAGGACGAGCTGGTTTTAAGAAGATATAGCGAAGATTTAGAAGGACTTAAATATAGATTTGAAATAAATTATTAAACCAATGGCAACAATAAAGAAGCTACAAACCCTTTTCTCTAAAAAAGGTTTCACAACGGAAGAACGCCACGAAGTTATCTACAACTTTACAGGCGGACGAACCCAAAGTAGTAGAGAATTAAATAGACAAGAGTTGATAGACCTCTGCAATGCATTAGAGGGTATCAAAAAGAGCAAAACCAAGCTGATAAGCACCTGCCTCTCCATTTTGGAAGCAGAGGGCATACACCGCCCGAATGAGCCGTTATTAGAAATAACGGAAAAAGGAGCAAGGCCCAATCCTTTTGGGCATCTCAATAAATGGATGTTGGAAAGGAGTATTTACAAAAAACCGCTTGCGTTCCACTCCGTATCAGAGCTGGAGGTGCTTCTTCGCCAACTGCATAAGCTGGCAGAAAACAACAAAAAATCTGCTAAAAAATTCGGTAACAAAGCCTATTGGAATAAGGCTGACAAACTTAAAAATTTGAATTAAGATGACACGAATATCTATTGTAGTAGTATTTTTTCTAATGCTATCTTATGCTTGGGGAAAGGTAACAAGGACAGAATTGTTGCTATCACTCATTTTAATACAGCAGAGCTATTTTTTTTTGGGAGTTAAACAAAAAAAAAGGAAAAACAAAAGCTAAAAAACGCAAATCAGAGGACGATGATAATTTGACTCCCTCCGAAATAATACACCAAATAGAAATGAAATCTAACCCAACAGGTACTAATAATTAAGATGAAAGCAGAAATACTAACCATGGAAAAAGAACTCCTAAAAAAGTTTAACGAAATCACAGGACGGCGGTTTCGGGAGACGAAAGCCAACTTACAAGGTATATCAGCCCGTTTAAAAGACGGCTACACCGAGCAGGAAATTTTGGAGGTTATCCAAGTAAAAACACTAGAATGGAAGAAAAACCCCACGATGAGCGTTCATCTGAACCCCGTAACGATTTTCCGCCCATCAAACTTTGACAAGTACATTAACCAAGTTCTAACGATTAAAGAAAACCCTCAGCAATATGCCAAATACTTCCAAAAAATCAACAGAATTAGCACCAGTGCAGCCGACAATAGCGACACAATTAGCGATTTGTACGGATAGTAACACTTTTAATAATACTCTTGCCAAGCTAGAACAAACCCTCACTATTAAGCAAAGTATAGAAACTGCTCCGTTGGTGGTACACCAAGGCGAAAAGAAAGATGTTATTAAAGAGATTATCAGAATAATAGAATTTTTCCTCACCATAACGGGAAAAGAAATGGAAACCTTCCAAATTATTATAATGGCGGGCGACCTTTACGAAAAATTTAAGACCGATACGCTGGAAGATGTGGTTTTGATGTTCAAAATGGCAAGGCAAGGCGAATTTGGAAAAGTTTATAAGTTTGACACCTTTACGGTAATGGATTGGGCAAATGCCTATCTAATGAGAAAAAGCGAAGAACGAGAAAAGCTCCTCCGAAGTGCAAAGCGAAAACTTAAAGAAGAGCCTAAAGGGAAATACTTCCACGAGCTTCCTGCTGAGCTGCGGGAAAAGTTTGAAAGATTTAGAAACCCCACCACTCAAAAGTTTTTAACGCCTAAAATAACAGAATACTTAACCGCCCAAAAACACCGGGACGAAATATCAAAAGAAATAGAAAATGATACGCTTAACCCCTAAAACCCCAGATTTAATAAAAATGGAAATAAAGACACATTTACCCCAAATGGATATTATCCAATTCCTCCAAAAGCGAGGTTACGAGGTAAAAGCCTATGTGTACCGAGAACCTGCCGAAAAGGGCTTTTTAATAGACGAGCCACCTTTTGAGTGGCATACTTTTACCGCCACAAAAGAAGGCGAAGCACAAAGCAAAGATAACCTTTTTTTAAATGTTTTTGAAAAAGAATTGAAAATCGTTTTAAAAGAATTTATGAATTTTTAATACAAAAAACTTGCATTATAAAAAAAATGTGTATGTTTGCAGTGTTCAAGTTTATCGTTTACAAGAGCAGTATAGTTACTGCCCAGCACTGCGTTAGGGTATTTTTTATGCCTTAACCTTACGCATAGGTGTTTGTCCCGTGATGTTACTGTAATGGTGCATCGGCTCTTGTAATGATAGCTTGAACAACGGGGAGCAGACACCGTTTTTTTTGTCTGCAAGTTCAAAAATCATTATATTATGTTACACACAAACAACAAAGCACACAATGCTGTGCAAATGGTCGTACTCAACGACCACAGATTTGCCGTAGAAGAAAGAAACGGCAACATTAGTTTTAACCTTACACAGATGGCTAAACCCTACAGGAAAAGACCTGCGGATTGGTTAAAGTACGAAGAATCAAAAACTTACATTGATGCTTTAGCCGTGGCGCTAAAAGTCGTAACGGCTGATTTAGTGGAAGTTAGACAAGGTGGTAAACCTGAAAATCAAGGTACATGGACAACAGACTACCGTATTGCCGTAAGATTTGCCCAGTGGTTAGATGTAAAATTTGCCATTGCAGTAGATGAGCTTATTTGGAAGCTCATTACCAAGCAGGCTATGGTAGTAGAACCTAAAAATGGTGTTTTCCCTGTTCTAATAGAAGGACAATGGCTGTATCCTTATACAGAAGTCCTGAGGTCATTAGATGCCTCTACACGAAGCAGTGCAAGTCGCAGAAAAGCAAAATTTCCGAAACATTTTAAAAAGGCTTTTGGTAGAAATTTCATCACAGGACATTTATTTGATGTACTGAAAAGTTTTTACGATTACAAAAACGCACAATTAACTTTAAACTTTGATGCGTAATGGAAACACAAATAAAAGAAAAGTTAGAGCATTTTTTTACTGACGAGATTTCGGGAAAATCTTATGCTCGGGAGTTACGCAGGTTTGCAATGGAAACTATTAAAATGTACATTGTACACGACGAAAACAAAGCGTATATAGACAAAGAGTGGATTTCTGGAGGACACTATTGGCTGCATCGTCTTTGCGAGATTTTAGACCCTCAACTAGAGGACGAAGAATAAATTTTTAACCCAACCGCTTGGAACTTCCGAGCGGTTTTTTTATTTTTGGGCTTAATCATTTATCTAAATTTAATCGTTATGAGAAATCTATTACTATTATTTATTGTTTTGCTTTCTTTTGGTAGTTGTGGTAGAACTGAAACCGTATCAGAGGAAAATTATTATGATATTTACAAAGACAACAAGGGAGGTGTACGGGTTGGAAGTTATTTCGGTAGAGAACTTAAAACAGGGGAAATTGTCGAAGAAAGGTTAAATAATTCTCTTATACATATTTGGGAAGCAACAGACAAAGACTTTGATGTAAATAAAAGCGGTACAGATATAATTTCGGGGTATTTGTATGATAGAAAAAGCGAGAAAAGTTATAAACCTGTTATCTCAACCCTCAATAAGGCTAGCTTTTTTGAAACATTAAAAGAGGGGAAATATTTTCTATACATTAACACGGGTAAAAATGATTACGGATTACCTAATTTTGCTTATTCATATACATATTTTACTGTAACTAAAGGTAAAGATACTTCTCTGAAGAAAATATTTATAAATTCTGATTTGAAATATCAGCCTTGGTAAGGGCTACATATATAGTAAAAACCCCAGCTTGTAATATAGCTGGGGTTTTTGTATTTTTGCGAGTATGAGAGGTTTAGCAAATAAGGGTAGAAATACGGAACTTATCCGCCATCGCAACGAGAAGTTGGCGGCACGGTTCTACTATTATTCCTATTTGTTAGGGTTGAAATTTTCAAGATGTTTGGAATATTTGACGCCAGAGTTTGACCTTTCGGAAAGCCGTATTTGCGATCTTATTTCGGAATACTCCGCGTATATTAACCGCTTAGAATTGCAAGGCGTGGGCATTGCGGAATTAAAGCAAGCTTACCCATTTATGACTTGGTCGCCTCTTGTTTCCACCCACAAGAGTAACGCAAAGCAACTATCTTTAGACCTTTTCTCAAATTTTGTTCCGTAGCACTTTTAAAAGCAAACGCCTCAAAATGAACGTCCTCATAGCCTTGTAGTTTACTGTAAATTTTTTCCGACAAATCCAAATAAGCCAATGCTTGTTCTCTTCTTTGGTCTTCGGTAAGTGAGCTGGTATCGCCTGCTTTCACAACAAGAGAGAGCGTAAACTCTGCATTGAATTGCTGGAAAATATCGTGAAAGGTATCTGTGCTATTAACACCTATATTGATAAGCACGGCAGGGTATGCCAAAGGCGGTTTTTCTTCCATTATTTGCCCGAAGTTCAAATCTATATATTTCAATTCGGGGATTTCTTTAAGAAGCTCTAAGAGCTTGTTGTAAAGTCGTTTCATAAGTTAAAATTTATGGATATTATTTATTTCTTTTCTCAATATTTCTTTTATTCGTTCTTGAAACATAGGCGAATCCTCCCATTTGCTTATAAATTGGCGTTTGGGTATTCTCATTTTCATTATTCGTTTATGGGCTTTCACAAAATACTCTTTCCCATTTTTAGCACGGCGTTCGTGTTCTCGTACATTTTGGTTTACCTCTCCTTCAAACCCGAAGTTATGGGCTTTGGCATAAGGAAGATTAGAGCCGATGGTAATAGTTGCTTTATCTTTTCCTATTTCTATATCAGGATTGCTCACACTTCGGCTTAAATCTCCCGAATCAACTAAAAGTTTTTTGGTATTATTACTGTCTTTTCTTTTGTCCCATTCTTCCTCACTTTTGCCTCTCCATGTTTCGGCTTCAAAGTTCTCTTTAGCGAATAATACAGCCTCATTAGCTAATATGGTAGGTAATGCGTCTAATAGACTATTACAACGCTCCTCTATAATTTTCATCGCTTCGTATGCATTCATTTTTAAAAAGGTTTTAAAAGTATTTTAATTTTTTTGTATATTTGTACCAATAAGTCGGAGCGGTGCAAACCAATCCGCAGTTGGATAGGAGCGAGTTTTTACTCGCTCTAGTCTGTTTTAATAGTAATAAACTCTCCAAATTTTATTTTAAAGTCTCTTGAAGAAGTCATTAAAGCAGTGGTCCGGTCAATTCTCCAAACTTGTCCATTAGCAATTAAAATCACAAATTCTAATTTCTCAAATTTTTTAAAGCTCTCCTGTAATTCAGAAGCAGATTTATTGATGTTTCTATTAGCAACATTACTTATTTCTCCAAAATTCATTACTAAGCAGGCTTTATTAAATCCTCCCAATTGCTCACTTTCATAAAGTTTTTTAATAGAATTAGTGATGAAATTTTGTGGCTTTGTAGCTTGGTCTCTATTGGTAGCATCTCCAATAATGCCGTCAATTCTAAACTCAGGATTTTTCCTACCTTGAAAATGAGCTAAAATATCCACCCTAGCTTTATGGTCGTCCACGATAAGTTTGCCCAAATGTAAATTTGTAGGTAAATCTCTTAGGTCAGCGTTAAGGTTTACCCTTAATATACCTCCTGTTTTTTCGCTCGTATATCTAGGAATGAAACTTTGTTCCTCGTACATTACAGTATAGATAAAATCCTTTATTTCTTCATCGTTAAAATCGTTTTGTAAGGCTTTTATATACTTGCTATTTTCAGAAAAAATAGTTCCTGAAATTCCAATATTATTCATAAAATCATTAGGAATATCAGGTACTTTTATTTTATTGTTTGGCGTAGGTTCATCATACCTTGTAGCAACGACATCGGTTCTGCAATTAAAGTGATTAGGCGGATAGTGTGTCTTCAACAAAGGGTGTTCCCACGGAACTACAACGCCGTTCAATGGAATGCAAATATCAGAGGTATGTTTGTCCATTACGACAAAAAACTTCGCATACGGATATAAATGTTTTTGTTCTTGAAACTTTACCCATTTAGCTGCCATTCTTGCACCAGCTACGGCAGTCGTATATTCTGTTTTGAGGTATCTTGCAGACCTCCCTAATATTTTTTCTGCTTCGGCTTTAAACTTCGACCAAGTTTTGAAATTACCTTTTTCATCAACAAGCAAATTATTGAGAGCGATAAGGTCTGCCCTATTTTTAGCAGCAGAGAAGTACCAAAGATTATCTTTTATTTTTTGGTTAAAGACATAATTTCTTTGCAAAAAACTATCAGTATTCACCTCCATTGAGATGCCTTCTTCCACACCTTTATATAGGACTTTATAAGTTTCTCTAACACTTCCTTTATGGGCTATTGTGTCTATTTTTTTAGCACGATAAAGGTCTTGCATTGCCTTGATAAACTCCTTTCTAAAATCATCATCAAAACCATTAACAGAGAGCGTTTGCTCTACTTCGCAACAAGTGTTTTGATACTCCAGTTCTAATGCTTCCCAATCCAGCTCCTCGTATAGATAGAAATCTACCGAGGAGCGTGGGCGAAAAAATCCTTTAGCTTTTCAAAAAGGCTCAACTCTTTGGCTTGTACTTTTTTCTTTTTAGGCGTTTTTTCTTTCGGATTTTGGTCTTTGTTTTCCTCTTTGGTTTCTTCTGTTTCCTCGCTTTCTTCCACCTCTTCGGTGTTGGGTTCTTGGGCTTCAGCTTGTGTTTTCTTGCCTCTTGGCAAACCAAATTCTTCATAAAAATAGTCGTCGTCCACGCCGTCGGTTGTAAGATTGTGTACTTTCTCGGCAAGTTCCATTTTTTCCTTTGCCATCATTTCCCTTTTTTCCTCTATGAAATTGAAGAAACCGCCCGCCACGGGATAACCTCGTTTTTCAAGTCTTGGCTTTAACTCTTGATTGAGAAATCTGCGAACGAATATTTTATCCGCTCTCTGTAAATCGTCTTCGGTATTGCCGTGTACTTTGGCTTGGGCTAACGAAGTACCGTCGGTTGTGGTCATTGTTTGCCCTTGGGTACTTATGAGTATCTGTTTGTCCCAATGGTCTAAAAATTCTTTGTGTACAGCTCCGTTGGATTGGCTGGTGTTAATCGTATCAACTTCGGAATTTTTGGACATGGTCATACTTCCTGCGGAGCCTCTTTTTTGGAAGGCTTCCTCCATTTCTCTTTGTCCGTTTTCGTCGTCGGGGTCGTATTTTCCGATGAGTTGAGGAATACCAAACAGCTCGCAAAATTGAGCATAGTCTGCCCCACCATTTCTCTTAAAAATGGCATACGGAGCGGTGCGTGCAAAAATCCCTAAATCTCTATCGTTCCCAACATTCAAAATAAAATCGTCGTTTTCGTATGGAAAGCCCTCATCGCTCGAAGTGTCTTTTAGTATCTTTTTATTTAAGGTGTCTAAATGCCTTCGGTCTATACTGTTTATTTTGAAGCCGTTGGAAAAATCCAACTCAATTACAGACTTTCCGTAAAATTTAGATAACAAAATTTCTCTCAAAAGGTTTTCAAATTCGGGGGTGTCCATAAAGTCCCACATTTCCTCCACTTCCTTTCCGTCTTTTTGGAAAGTGAGATTGGCATTGGTAATGGCTCGTAATCGTTTGTCCATCGCCTCATAAAGCACGCCGTCCAGCAATAAGTTGTTGTATAATTCAACGAGGCGTTGTCTTTTTCCTCTATACGCCTGTGAAAGTGCAGATGTCCAATTTTGAATGTCAAGCGGACTGTGTCGTTCGGGTTTTACGACTAAGACTTGACTAATTTTTAGCCCGTTATTTTGGTTATTCGTTTTTTTCTTTCTCATCTTAATAGTGGTTTTGTCTTGGTGGGTTTGAGTGATAACTAAATGCTTTTACTTTGTCTTCGGTTTCTTCCAATTTTGGAAGGTTGGCAGGCATATCTTTATAGACGGCATTCAGCCAATTAACTGCTTGTTCGTAGCGGAATTTTTTGTCCTGATAATCAACGCTTGGATTTTCAAGACCGATGATTTCCCAGACGGCAATATCCTTAATGATTTTCACTAATAAAGGACTGCGTTCATTGCCCGTTTTAGCGAAAATCTCGCTGACATTATAGTCTTTCATCAGTTTGGTTGTGGCAAACTCAATTGCCATATCAATACACGCCAAGGCGATGGTTTCGTCGTCGTGGATAATCGCTCGGAGTTCTGTCTCGTGGCAGTGTGTTTTTAGCTCTTCTATTTCTATGTACATAGTCTTTGCGTTTAGGGGTTAGTATCGTTTTTTATTAGTCGGCTTCTCGTACACTTTCGGGCGGTGGTCGCCGTCTATATTTTTATGGTTAATTATCCAAATCGCACCCTCGCAGGCATCGGGAGCGTCGTCGTGAGCTCTACTCTTTGGCGATAGTGCCAAAAATTGAAAATCGGCTTCTTTCATATCCTCACTCCCTTTTAACTCTTCATTAAAAATGAGCTTGCCGTTTCGGTTGAGTGGCTCGAGATTGCTTTCTATTCTGTAGAACTTCTCAGGCTTTTTGCGTTCGTCCGCTTTGAGTGGTAGCGTAATGTTATAGCGTTTATTCGCCTTTTTTATCTCCCTTTTCAGAGTGTCGTCTATCCACGGATATTCTATATAATAATAGACTGAAACGCCTGAATTTGCCGTTTTTTTGTTTGTTTCATACAAATGCTCCAGCATCTTTGCGGTGGAGGTTTTTTGGCAAAACATATCTATTATATGATATTCGTCTTTGTATTTTCCAACCAAAGCCGTCGCCTTGTAGTCGCCGTTTTTCTTATAGGAAGGGTCGGTATAGGAAACAAGAAATTTATACTTTTTGAGTGGCTGTATTTTACCATATTTCAGCTCCTTGAATACTTTTCCAAGATTGATAGGATTGTTAAAATATTCGCCTTGCACCGCTTGGGCAGATATTTTGGATAAGACACGGTCAATATGTTCCTCGCTGTTTTTCGCTGCCCAAGTGGATTTGCTGTTTTCGTCCCGTATGTTTATAATATCGGCGTGGTCTGCCATTTCTATGGCTTTTTTGATGCAGCAATAGTCAGCAATGATGTTTCCATTAAATAGTACCGTCAAGGGTTCTGAAACGGAACGGGTTGCATACAACGCCTTTTCAAACCACGCCCATTTTTTATCTACGGTATCGGGGTTTCGGCAGTCTTCGTCCGTGTCGAAGTCGTCCACGATAATTGCATCGGGGCGTATATCCTCATTTCTCGCTCCACGGGGTGCGTTACCCGCCCCAACGGCGATGAACATTGCTCCTTTTTTTATGGTGAATTGGTCTTCTCGCCAGTGTCCGTGGTTTTGCTGCACACCATAATCGTGGATAATTCTGCTGTTGTTTTCAAAAGCGCTTTTAAAAGGTTTTAAAAGACGAACGGCAGATTCATTGGTAGCTGATGCGATGATGATAAACTTCTTTTTTCCCGTGAGGGCTAAATAGGTAAACTCCATCATGGCTCTTGCCGACTTGGCAAGTTCCCGCGACCACGCACGCACTTCGTACCACTCCATGTTTTTGGTGATACGCTTGGTACTGGCTTTGTGAAATTCCGCAGGTTCGCATTTGTAATACTTATGAAAGTAATATTTAAACCATTCCTCGGGATTGGCTTCTAAGCGTTTTTTTCGCCTCTCGATGTCGCTGGCAGTTTCGGATAAGTCCACGCTGGCTTTTTGGCGAAGATTGGTATAGTACTGTTGCCAAAATTCCAACGCTTTTCTATCCTCTGGAGTTAATCTTTTGGTCATCAACATAGCCTTAGAGTTTTGATTTTATAAATGTATCGGTGTAATCGGCTAACAGCTGGGCATCTTCGAGGTTTTCCGTGCGAACAAAATCCAAGAACTGAGTTAAGGCGTTGATAATCTCGGGGAGCAGTGCCTTAGTTTCTAAATCCTTAATATTTTTAATGAGTTGGTTTCGGATTTGAGCCGTTTTGAAGTCGGCGAAACGAAAACCTTCGTCTTGCTTTTTTATAAAAGTGTTGAGTTCTGCCAGCTCGTCTTGCATTTGCACGAGTTGCTCTTGTCTTGTCAGCAAAATATTACGCTTTAAGCCCTCCCATTTTTCCGATTTTATCCATTCAGTTAATGTATTAGCCGAAACGCCGACACGCTCGGCGAGGTCTTTTATGGTGATGTTCTTTTCTTGTAAAAACAAGATTTTAGCATATTCTTTTTTTTGCTCTCTTTCCTTGTTAGAGAGCCTACCTTTCTTTGCCATAGCTATTAGTTTTATGGCAAAATTCCTCTATTAAAGGTAGTTTCTAAAGCTGTTGATTTATGATACCCTAATTTTCAGGGTATGATACCCCGAATTTAACAGTACCATAAAACGCCAGCTTTTCAGAGCCTTTTTCTTGCTCCAATTTTGCCCCGAAAACCAAAAGAAACAGGCAGATGAAATTCATACTAAATGACGAAACGAAAATCAACTCCAAAGGTTTTAGAGTGCTTAATAGTGGTATCAGCCTATCGAGGTTCTTGGATAACCCTGTGTGCCTAAATAACCACTCGAATAATACCAAAGATGTTCTAGGAACTTGGGGAAATGTAAGCATAGACGGTAATTTTCTAACCGCCTCGCCTGAATTTGACACAGAAGACCCCGACGGAAAAGAGGTTGTGAGGAAAGTAAATGCGGGGAAAATCAAAGCCTGCTCCATAGGCATTTTTATTGAGCCTAACGGTATGGAATTGATTAACGACGAATTAGTCGTTACTAAATGTGAGCTTTTTGAGGCTTCCATTGTGGCAGTTCCTTCCAATGCTAATGCCATCGCCTTGTATAATGAGCATGGCGAAATCTTGTCGGACGAAGAAGTTACCAGTCTTTGTCTATCAGCAAAAAATAATCATTCAAAAATAAATACAATGAAAAAAGTAGTAGCCTATCTGCAATTAGATACAAACGCAGACGAAACGGCAATCATTAATGCCGTAAAAAACATTGAGGCAAAACTCTCAGCCTCAGAAAACGAAAAAGCAACACTAAAAGCCGAAAATGATGCCTTGAAGAAAGCGGAGAGCGACAGAAAAAAAGCCCTTTTAACCGCCGAAGTTGAGCAAGCTGTGAAAGACGGCAGACTGGACGAGGCAGGAAAAGCCCCGATTCTGGAAATGGCTCACGACTCGGCGATGGCTTTACTCAAAGCGTTGCCGAAGCGAAAATCCGTGTCAGAACAATTAAAAGGCGATGAGGAAAAACTCGCTGCATTCGACAAGATGACTTGGGACGAGCTGGACAAAGGCAACCATTTAGCCGCGCTAAAAGCCGATTATCCTGACTATTTTGAGGAACGAAAAAGAAAACAGTTCCCTAAAAACTAAAAAACAATAACCATTAAAACTCAATATTATGCCATTAGAAAAAGAAATTTGGAAATCAACCATTGAGGAGAAGTTAAAGCAGGATAATAGCTTCCTCAATCATATATCCGATGTTTCGGATAGTAATATTATTAACGGAAAGATAGTACACATACCACAAGCGGGAGCTCCATCTAAGGTAGTTAAAAACAGGACCACTCTCCCAGCAGAAGTGAAAAAAAGAACGGACGGAGAAGTTCTTTATAAAATAGACGAATACACTACCGACCCAATTTACATTCCGCATGCGGAGACGGTGGAGCTATCTTACGACAAGAGGCGTTCGGTATTAGACCAAGATGTAGCGAACTTATCGGAAGAAGTCGCAGAGGGTATGCTGACGAATATGGTAGTGTCTCCTGTTGGAGATAATAAAACGCTACCGACAAAAAATATTTTAGAAACCACAGGTACGGCAACCACTGTACTTTTAGAAGGAGCAACGGGTAATCGTAAAAAGTGGACATTATCGGATTTGCAAAGAATGCAAAATCTTATCCGCTTTCAAAAAGCGTGGCAAGAGGGACAAATGTACGCTCTATTACCAGCAAATGCCATTTTGGATTTATTCCCTGCGGATAGCCAACTTACCGCAACCTATATGCAATCTGTAACGGAAGAAGAACGCAGGTTAGGTGTAATGTTTAAGGTACAAGGGTTTAATATTATGCTTCGCTCTTCTGTATTTACAATGACTGCCAGCAAAGAGTTTAAAGCCTTTGGTGCCGTGGTAGATAATACAGACTCCGAGGCTGGAATCTTCTGGAACAAATTTATGGTAGAGAAAGCCTTTGGAGATTTGGAGACTTTTGAGAGAGAGAAAGACCCGCAATACTACGGGGATATTTACTCGTTCCTTGTGAGAATGGGAGGAAGAGCCAAGAGAAAGAACTTCGAAGGCGTTGCGGTACTAAAACAAGCTAACGCTTAATAATAACCAATTGCAGGGATTATTCCCTTAGTCCCTGCATTTAAAAACTAATAACCTATGAGAACTATTAAGTATATCGTTTTGCATTGTACGGCAACTTCTCAAACAACCACCATTGAAAGCATTAAACGCTTTTGGAGAGAAAAACTTGGGTGGAAAAATGTCGGGTACCACTATATCATTAAAGCTGATGGCGAAATCGTCCAGCTTGCGGATTTAAACACCATTAGTAATGGGGTAAAAGGGCATAACCGATATAGTGTGCATATTGCATACATCGGTGGAGTAGAAAAAGGCAAGGCGGTTGATAACAGAACCGTTCAGCAAAAAGCCTCACAAGTAAAACTTTTGAGAGAGCTACAAGCGAAATATCCAACCGCAGAAATTCTCGGACATCGGGATTTATCGCCCGATTTGAATGGCGACGGGATTATCTCCCCTCACGAGTGGACGAAAGAATGCCCCAGTTTTGACACAAGAAAGTGGCTTAAAGAAATCAATTTTTAATTATGAAAACGCACCTACCACAACCTTTTGAACAAGAAGACATAAGGAAAGACCCTAAAGCGGTTGTGATAGGACTTTTAATAGGCTTGCTTCTAATGTTCGGTAGTGTGATAGGTGTATTATTCAATCGGCGAGAAGAGGTAGATGAAAATTGTAAAGACAGGATATTCAAACTATACGACACTATTCTAGTTGAAAGAAATAAACGAATATACTTCTATGAACGGATGATTTTCTACCAAAAAGAAAACAAACGACTGCAAAAACAGGACAGCCTAATAAAAAGCAATACAGAACCGCTAATCAACAAAATTTATAAATATGAAAAGTAAAATTTTTATCATCATTTTATCTCTACTCCTTGGTTTTAGTGTGTTTTTACACATTCAAAGAGAACGGGCAATTGGCAAACAAGAGCAACAAATTTCGGAGCTTATAGAGCATTCGTATAAAAATGAAATCATAAACCACTACTACCGAGACAGCGTTAAGCACACGGTATTCAAAGAGAAAGTAGTGGAAACCACGAATGAGAAACAACTCGCTATCGGCAAAACCTACGCAGATAGCCTAGAGCAAGCACTTAAAATGTCCATCAAAAAGATAGACCAAGTAAGTAAGATAAATGCCGAGCTAGTGGCTCGCTTGCAACTGCGTGAGTTTACTCAGCCTAATGGAGATAAGATTTTAAGCCATAATGATAAATACCTAAATCTAAACTATTATCCACAAACGGATAGCGTGGACTTTAGATATAACATTAGGTTAAACGAAGCCCACTACAAAGACCGAAAATGGCTATTCGGGAAAACCAACTACTACATAGATGTTTTTTCTGATGACCCGAGGGTACATATTAACGGACTGAAAAGCTACCGCATTAGGGGACAGCCCTTACCTCGCTGGGGGCTAGGCGTACATGCTGGCTACGGAATATCCATAAACAATGGGATATTCAAGACTACGCCCGTCATAGGGCTAGGTATCAATTATAATTTAATCAACTTTTAAAAAAATAAACATCGTGAGTAATTTAGAATCCACAACAATCGCATCAATCATTGCCGAAAAAGTAACAGCAGAGGCTAAAAAGATTTTTGAAAACTACCCCGAACTGGAAGAGGTTTATATTACCTCAGATTTGCAAGGGTTTAAGGAATTGGAAAAAGCGGAAAATCAAGCCGCTTATCTCAAAAATAAAAAAGTACATCACTTTAAGAGGAAATATGTATTTCAGAAAAATTTTGTTTCGGAAACGGACACACAAACCGCAGACCAAACGGGCGACAAGGGAGAAGATACTAAATCTGAAAATAGCTATAAGGCACCGCAGGATACGGGTTTAGATAATACCAAAGACACGGCAACTAAAACCGAAGAACAGGAAAGAGCAGAGCTAATGGCTAAATATGAAGCCAAGCACGGGAAGAAAGCCCCGCATAATATTGGGCTTGAAAAGTTAAGAGCTTCAGTAGAAGACTAATTTAAAAACTATTTAAAAATCATTTAAAACTAATAACATGGCAGAAAAAGCATTATATGGTCTTAAGACTATCAAAATTGGAGATGTAGTAAACGAAACTACAATGCCACAGGACAATGCTCTCACGGCGTTTAAAACTTATAGAGATAGCTTTGAGATGACGGAAGAAGAAGGCTCTTTGTCTGAAGAATTTTGCGACCAAAGCGATGAACCTATTGTTGTGTTTCAAGAGAAAGGAAAGCGAGATATTAAAGTAAGTACCTACGACTATACGGCTGAATTTATCAAATCCGTAAAAGGGGGTACTGTATTATCGGGCGAATGGAAAGAGGGCGACAATACCGCAATTTTCAAAGCATTACAAATCGAAGCAGACACGGGACATCTCATCAAATGCCCTAAGACACAGGTTTTTGCACGACTAAACCTAAAACTAAAGAAAAAAGAAGTCGCATTACTTGAAATTACCTTTAAACCATTAGCAAAAATTTCAATCAAACAACCTTCGTAATGGAATTAACAGAAATTAAAGCAGCTAAACTATTATTAAAAAGGGGCGTGGAGTTAATGCTCCCCGCTCCTTTTTTTCTTAGGTTGTTTGGCAAAAAGCAAATCAAACTAACGCTAAAAACGCCTTGTTTGGAAAGTCAGTTGGCGGTTTCAGAGGCTTTTTTGCAAACGGGTATTTTCCTCAAAGAAGACGAAATTTCTATGCAAAAAGCGTTGGAAATTCTATCCAATCACGGCGTAAGAATTTCCGAAATAATAGCAATGGCTATCCAAAACGAAACCAAAATAAACTGGAAAGTTCGCTGGCTGGCTAAGCGATTAAGAAAAAACATAAACACAGAGGAAATGTCCTATTTGTTTAGTCTTTTAGTTGCCTTTTCGGGCGTGCATGATTTTACGAATACTATCAGGTTAATACAGGAAACGAGGATAACGAAGCCGATGAACCTGAGTCCGACGGAGAAAACGAGTTAATAAGCGACAGCTTTCATAGCGTTTTTGGGTTTGTAGGCTATTGTTGCCACAAGCTGAATATGAGTAAAAAAGAAGTCCTGCAAAGCACTTTTGCTGAATTAAACATGATGCTTATGGACGCTCCAAAGGTTCAATATAAGAAAAAAGAACCCAAGAAATTAAAAAACATTAACGAGCTCGCCGAGTGGCTGGGAGCGGAAGAAATAGAAACAGAATAACGATGAGCGATTTAGAACCTATCAAGTTAGATTTTACCGTGAATAATAGTACCGTCTTTGAAGAATTTGCAAAGATGGTTAAGGCGGCTCAGGAGCAGACGAAAAGTGTGGATAATGCTCAATCTAAATTCAAAGAGTATATCAATACTCAACTATCCGCTTCTGGGGCATTGTCAAAAAATGCAGAGCTCACAGATGCTCAAACGAAAGCCCTCCAACGCCACGCTGAAACGATAGACTATTTGAAAGGTCAAGTCGCTAATACTTTTGACCCTACGCAACTCGGTGTTTATAATTATCAATTGCAACAAGCCCAGCAGGCTATCAATTCTATATTAGAATCGGCAAATAATAAAGCTACATTGATTGATACTGCCGAAATGGAAAAAACCAACCAAAAGCTACAAGAGGCTGAGCGATTATTAGACCAAATTTCGGATAAAACATTCACACCCTCATTTGCTTCTCCCGAAGAGTTGGAAGTGCTTAGCACGGAAATCAACAACGCTAACGACGAGTTGGAACAATTGGGCGTTGTGATAGATTTTATCTCGGCGAAAATGGGAACTATGGACAGCAGTTCTCAAACATTTAAAGATTTGGAGAAAGACATTGCAACAGCAAACCAAATGCTGGGTAGATTGCCTCAATCGTACGACACGGCAGGCAATAGCATTGACCAAATGACCGATGTTCTCAAAGAGTTTCAAAATCAACTCAACGCTGAAACTGACCCCGAAAAAATAAAGATTCTCAATCAAAATATAGAGAATTTAGAAAACAGCATCAAAAAACTGAAAAATGCAGGAAAAGAAGGCTTTGATGACTTCGGGAACAAGTTAGAGGAAAACAAAGAAAAGACGGTCAATCTCCAAACGGAGCTGGAAAACTTGGTACAATCTATGGCACGCCTCCGTATGGCAGGACAGCAAAACTCACAGGAATATGCAGAGTTGAGAGATAGAGCCACGGAAGTACGCTCGGCAATACAAAGCACGAATCAAGAAATCAACGCCTCGGCATCTTCAACAAGTGGTTTAGACACTTTGATAAGAGCGACCTCTGCTGTAGCTTCGGGATACTCCTTGGCTCAAAGTACAGCCGCCTTGTTTGGTGCAGAAAACGAAGAGGTAGATCAAAGTATTATGAAAATTACCGCTGCAATGTCTGCCCTTCAGTCATTACAGCAGATACAAGCAGAACTAAAAAAATCTGATAGTCTTGCTACTATGGCACAGACGAAAGCCCAAGGTTTATACACAGCAGTAGTTGGGAGTAGTACAGGTGCTTTGAAAATTTTTCGTATTGCTTTAGCGAGTACAGGGATAGGTTTGATTGTCATTCTCCTAGCTTCGCTGGTTGCAAATTGGGATAAAGTCACAGCAAGTATTAAAAAATCGTTTCCTGCCCTTAATAGCTTCGGGGATAAACTGGATAATATGAAAGCCTATGTTATGGGCTTTCTCAATGCCTTTTTGTCTCTGTCAAAAACGGTGCTAGATACTCTTTTAAAAATTAAAAATGTCGGTTTTAAAGGAGCTTTAAACAATCTTAAAAATGCAAAATCGGAAGCAGAAAAAGCATTTGAGAATGGCAAACAGAATAGCTTAAACGCATCGGCACAAGACAAGAAAAATGCTCAGCTTGAAAAAAGTTTAGAAATATACGATAAGGAAACCGAAAGACTAGAACACTTAACAGGTAAAAAACAGTATGATAGAAGAGAAAAATCTATCAAAGCTCAACTAAGACTTGTTGATAAAGGTTCTAAGGAAGAGGCAGAACTTATCCATAAAAAAAATCTGTTGCTGGCAGATAAGGAAAAAGAACGAAACGACGAGGCTAAAAAACAAGCGGACAAAAGACAGAAAGAGGCAGAAAAAGCAGCTAAAAAAGCCGAGCAATTGGCAAGACAAGAAGCAGAGGATAGAAAGGCTGCTAAAGCAAGTATTGCTCAAGCCGAAAGGGAATATCAAAAGTCCCGAATGATAGCCACGGATAAAGAAATCGCCGATATACAAGATAAATACGCAAAACTTCGAGCAGAAGCCCAAAAAGCAAAACTTGGAGCAATGGATATGATGCGTATTGATAACCTAGAAAAAGCAGAAACCAAAAGCGTAACCGAGAAACATGCCAATGAGCAATTTTTCAAAGAACTAGAAGAGCAAAAAGAATTGTTCGCAGCTTACGAGGTGTTTAAAACCAAAGTAGGCAAAGAAGAGGCAGACAAACGCTATCAAAATGAATTGTTGGCGTTTGAGAATTACGGTGCTTTGCTAGATGCGGAAATAGAAAAAATAAAAGCATTAGGCGATGCTTTGACACCTGAGCAATTCCAAAAGTTAGAAAAGCTACAAAGTGAAAAGAAATCGTACGACAAAGACAAAAACAAAGAAGCGGAGCAAAAGTACGCAGAGGCTTACAATTCCCTATTGTCGTTTGATGATAAACGCCGAGCGATAGATAAGAAATACCAACAAGATAAGGTTCTATTGACCCAAATTACAGATGAGAAAGTAAGACAGGCTAAGTTAGCAGAACTGGAGTTTCAGAAAAAGGCTGCATTAGATGCCGTGAATACAGAAGCCTATGATAGAGAAACTATCATGCAACGCCTCTCTGAAAATCTGATGGGCATTACCAGAAGAGAGCTAAATAATAGAATAGCCTCGCTAGAGGAATATTTGGAGAAAGCAGGAGACCATTTAGATTCTACCCAAAAAGAGTTTGTGCAAAACGAACTTAAAAAAGCTAAAGCGGTAAGAGCGACCACCGATGTCGGCGTAGAGGAAAAAGTATTGTTGCAAGAAAAAGAAGCGATACTCAAACGCATTGCTGATTTACAATCTAAGGGCATTACCAATGTCTCCGATGAGCTGAAACAACTCGAAGAGGTCAATATGAAATTAAAGGATATTCTCGCTAAGAAATTTGCGAAAGTATCCGAGGTTGCAGGGCAATTAGGTGGAGCTTTTTCAGAGCTAGGTGGAGCATTGAAAGAATATGATGAGGGACTTGGCGACACGGTAGAAAGTATGGGAGAACTCCTTAATGTAGCGAGTGATGTTGCGGGAGCATTGGCGGACTTTGCTTCGGGACCCCAAGGGATTGTTGGTGGTATTATGAAAACCATCAAAGCTATTACCTCTATTTTTTCTATTGGTGCAAAAGCACGAGAGAGTGAAAGAAAAGCCCAAGAGCAAATTAAAAAATATCATGATGAGATTTTTCAGTCTCAACTGAATTATAATTCTGAATTAAGAAAACGGGTTGCCGAAGAGGTTAAACTCAACGACCTATACAAATCCCGAGTTACAAATATCCGAGAGGAAATGGAAGCTCATCGCAAAAATGCGGAGAGTATAAAAAAAGACCAAGAAGCGGTTTTTAAAAGGCTTTTGAATGCCAGAACGGTTACAGGTATGCACACGGAAAAATACGGCGGTTTTCTAGGTATTGGTAGAAAAATTAGAGCCGTAGAAGAAACTAGCAGTGTTGCAAAACTGCTAGGCATAGGAAAATGGGTAGAAAAAGAAATTGCCAAAATAGCAGGTTGGTCTTTAAAAATAAGAGTATTTGAACCTGGAGAAGTTGAACTTACAGATAAAATATTTGAGGATTTAGAAAAACTCAATGCCGAAAAACCACTCACGGGCGATGCAAAAACAGCTTACGAGCAATTGAAAAAACTAAGGGAAGAATACGGCTCAATTGAAAACGCTCGTAGAGAGCTAGACAAACAGCTAAGAGAAGCAATAACAGGGACTACCGCTGATAGTATCGCCGATAGTATAAAGCAGGGTATCGCCTCGGGAAAAAAGTCTTTTGCAGATTTTGCGGACGATATTGAGGGCTTTTTACGAAATGCCGTTTTAGCAGGTTTAGAAACCGATGTGTTTAGAAAGAAAACACAGGAGCTACACGAAGTAATGGAAGAAATGTTACAAGATGGCGTAATTACATCGGAAGAAAGAGAGCGATTTAATCAGCTTTATATGGCGATTGTTGAGGAGAGTAAACAGAAAGTGGATATGCTCAATCAAGCGGGCATCAATGTAATTCAACAGCAAGAAAGATTGAACTCTTTACAAGGAGCCATAAAAGGGGCTTCACAGGAAAGTATAGATATTCTTTCGGGGCATTTCGCAGGCGTAAGACTTCATGTGATAGAGATAGTTAAAATGATGAAATCTAACGGCACCAGCGGACTGGAAAAGCTATCAAAGCTGATAGAAATACAAATGAATATTGAAAGAAACACCCGAAAAACAGCAGAAAATACGGAAAAGCTGCACGATATAGATGAGGGTATTTCTAAGGTAGAAAAAGCAATCAAAGGCAACGGCAACGATGCTAAAGGTTTAGGGTTTTAAAATAGTTTTATATGAAATTTAAAGATGAATTAAACAGGATATTATTAAGCAATTATGGAGTTGTAATTCAAACGGGTACTGAGGAATTGCTGGCTTTTCCTGAAAGAAAAGAGGTTTACGAAAACGATTGGGCAGAGGAAAATGGCGGAGATTATATTTTAGATAGTCCAAGGTTCAAGGATAAAGAAGTAACCCTAAAAATGGGGATATTAGCCAATAATGATGAGGATTTTTGGCAAAAATACAATGCTTTCTTTAACGAGGTTACTAAAGCTGGATTTCAAACTTTGTATATTTCTGACCATTCTAAATCTTATGCTGTTTTCTATAAAAAGACAACCAATTTTAAAAAGTTTTTAAAACGCCTTCGGAATGTACAAAAAGTATTTGTAAAATTTGATTTAGTGCTGAAAGTCGCTTTTAGTTATGAAGCTCATTTTAATGATGAATATACTAAAATGGACGATGTTTATGTACATCGTAATTACCATAAAGAAGATTCGGATAATAAAAATAAAGTGATAGCCGCCTCAAAACGCATATCAGTAAAAGAAAGTGTTTATCTAATAGAAAAATCGCCGATACTGCTAAGAAATGGAATTTTTCAATCAAGTATAGACGGCTATATTGGCGGTAAAAGAGCTGTTTTTGTTTGTCTTAATGCTTTAACGGATAATGCTATACGCAGGCATTTAGACAAAGCAAGAAGAAAAAGAGTGGATATTTTGGTCTTTATATTTTCAAATAATGACGAGGGAATTTGGCGACAAAAAGTGAGCGAAGCAATAAATCGCTGTTTGCCTTATTTTACGCCGAAAGTGCGGATAATAATGTGTGCTGGCGATTGGATAAAGGACTATTAAGTAAGAACATAAAAAAAGCCATCAACGCTATGCGATGAGGCGTTGCAAATATAGTGAAAAATTATGAAATACAATATACTAAGAAATAATAATGTAATAACAATGGTAAGAGCCACAGGGTCTTTAACCGAAAAACTATTCGGCGAAGAAACCCTGACTCTTGATTTTACTTTGCCTCATTTTGTCCTTTTCCGCATAGGCGATGCCGTGGAGGTTTATGGCAAAACTTACTATATATCGCAAGAACCTGTGGTTAATAAAAAAAGCACAAAGGAATATGTTTATAATTTAGTCTTTAACGGGGGAAAATACCGCCTCGCTGAAGTTCAATATTTTTTCTATGATGAAAACAACGAACTTAATATTTCGGAATTTTCTATCACGGCAACCGCTCAAAAAATGGTAGAGCTTTTAGTGGCTAATGCCAACCGAACGCAAACAGGCTGGAGTGTTGGAAATATAGATAGTGCGGAAACTAAAACGGTAGATTTTAGCGAGTATAATTGTTTAGCTGCACTCACCAAAATATCTGAGGAATTTGGGTTAGAGTTTTGGATAGATGCAGATAAGTCTATCCATTTAGAGGAAAGAAAAAAGGTGTCTGGTTACACTTTGGAATATGGCAAAAGCAAAGGACTGAAAGGTATTACCCGAAATCCTTACACAGAGAGTAGCTTAGTTACTCGTCTGTATGCAAGAGGTTCTTCCCGAAATATCCCGAAGAACTACCGCAATGGGCAAAAAGTCCTGCGTATGCCAGTGCCTTTTTTGGAAAAAAATACCGATAAATATGGGATTGTAGAACATACACAACCTTTTGAGGATATTTACCCAAAGCGTGTGGGCACCGTTACACAAGTATATGCAGATAACCCTTTAAAGTTCTCGGATAGCACTTTAGATTTTGATTTAAACGAATATAACGAATACGGAAATACTATAATACAAAAGGGTATATCGGCAAAAGTTATCTTTCAAACGGGCGATTTAGCAGGGTACACTTTGGAGGTTAAAGAGTACGGTTTTGATAGTGCAACCAAAACATTCACACTGCTAAAAAATCAAGATGAAAAATCGTTTGATATTCCAAGCGACACTTTTCGTCCTGCCGTAGGCGATAAGTATATTATAGTGGATATTATGATGCCTCAGTCTTATGTGGATGCCGCAGAACAAGAGCTCCAAGCTGCTGCACAAGACTATTTAGACAAAAACAGTAAACAGCGGTTTGTGTATGCCGTAGAACCCGACCCTATTTATTTGAAAAATATCAATTTCAATTTGAAGCTGGGGCATACCATACGGTTTAAAGATTCAGATTTTGGATTAGATGATGATATTAGAGTAATCAGCATTACCCGAGATATTAACAATCCTTACGATATTAGTTTTGAAATAGCAGAACAAGCAACTATTACGCAGATTGTCCGCAACTACATCGAAAAAGAGAAAGCCCAAACGGCAATCAAAAAACAACAGAAATACAATGCTGAAATGGCTCGCCGTTCTTTTTTGTTTGCCGAAGAAATTAAAAATAATGTATTTGATAACGAGGGGTATTTTGATACGCAAAAAATTAAACCCCTAAGCATAGAAACGGGTATGCTTTCGGTGGGTTCTCGTATGCAACAGTTTTCGCTTCCAAATATTGCTCTAAGTATTACGAGCGACAATAAACGCCTACACAACACAGCGGGGCAAATGGTGCATCTAACAATAGACCCAAATGCCCCGAGGACTTGGAATTTAGCGGAAAATACGACGGTTCAGTTTAGCGACAATTTCAATTTTATTTATATCAAGGCGGACAAAATCGGTTCTAATGCAACCATAGTCGTAACCGAACAAAAAATCCTATTTGATAGCGACCCTATATTTTATTTTTTCTTGGCTGGCAATGTATCGTCAATTATTAACGGCGTTAGGCGTATCAAAACCAGTTACGGCTACACCCAAATAACGCCTAGTGAAATAACCACAGGGCGAATAGCCAGCCCAAACGGTAATAACTATATAGACCTAAAACAAGACGGTATAGAAATAAATGCGAAAGTTACTTTTGCGAGTAATAGTCCTGCAATACAACAAGCGGTAGATGCGGTGAGTGTGGGAGGCAGAAATTTAGTGAGAGAATCCAATATTTTTCTAAATGGCATATCGGCGGACGGAATAGGTAGTAATATAACTTCAGAAGGATACTTGAGGGTTATTAGCTCAATTTCAAATAACAATTGGCATACAAGATGGTATTCAAGAACAGATGAAATAGAGGAGCAAATGACAGAAGGCGAAGCCTTCACTATTACCTTTTGGGTGAAAAGGTTGAGTGGCTATGGCAAGCCTACTATTTACCTGAAAGATGGAATGGGTTACTTTCATCTAAATGGCGAATTAAACAACTCCGAATTCAAGCCCCTAAGCTATATAGGAACTTGGAAAAAAGCCAAATCATTACGCCCTCATTTAGGTTGGGCATCTGCAAATGGAGAATTTATCATTAAATGTTGGAAAATTGAAAAAGGTAACAAAGCAACAGATTGGACACCCGCTCCCGAAGATGTACAGGCAGAAATTAACGCTGTAAAAGCGAAAGCCGACCAATTGGATAACCTTGGTACAATGGCGTGGCAGAACTCTGTGGAAAAAGCAATGTTGGGCGACACGATTGTACAGGGTGGCTATATCAAAACAGAGCTATTAAACGCTTCGGCGATAGTGAGTAACGGCGGAGGAGCAACAACCTCACAATTGAATAGTGCCATCAGTTCAATAGTAGTTGGTGGTAGAAACTATATTAAAAACGCCTCGAAAGGATACGGAATGTTCAACAACAACGGAAGAACATTGGACTTAACACAGGGAGAGGAAAATGGAGTGAGATGGATTTCTGGAACAAGTGTGAATAATGGTAATTTCTCAATTTCTACCTATTTTCATTTACTCAATAATCTAAGTGTATTTACAGAAAATCTTACAGGTCAGGAGACTATCCAATCAATGGAAGTAAAGCCCACTCACGATATGTATATAGGTCTTTGGGAGAATAATAGAAAATTTTGTCCAGCTAATGTTTGGACAAAAATAGAAAACAGTCCATATAACAACACTCGTTTTATGGGTATATATGCGATATGGAACAATGACGGAAGTGTACCGTCAACTGCAAAAATTTACCACAGAAATTGGAAGTTAGAAAAAGGCAACAAAGCAACCGATTGGACGCCCGCCCCCGAAGACTTGGACGCACTATTTGCCAACCTTCAACAAGGGATAAGCAATATGCAAACTTCGTTATCTGATGTAAAGACTAAAACAGACAACTTCGCTTCTATTCAAGGCGGGTTGATGATGGCTAATTTAATGAGTGTAGGAAGCAACCAAGCCAATCAAAACGCTTTTATTAGTGGTATTACCGACGAGGGAGCAATGAGCGTGAGATTTGGAGCAGGTAGCAATTATGCCAATAAGCATAATGCACCATTTAGGGTGCTGGATAATGGGAAAGTTTATGGCTCTGATATGGAAATTACGGGTGGTAAAATAGCAAGGTTCAATATTAGCGGAAATACACTTTCGGGGCAAGGAATAGCAGACCCAAACGACTATTTAGAAATAAAGTCATCTGGAAGCATACTTTCATATAAAAAAAGTCTTTCATCTGGGAGAGAAAGCTATGCTCTCATCAATAATGATGATAGTATTTTAAACGGAAATAAAAACAATATACTTCGGCTCTGGGGGCGTGATGTGAACAATTATACGCCCTACAACGCCCTATCTATAAGGGCAGACGGACAGTATGCTACTGCCTTAAATATAGAATCGGGAGATATTCGTGTGGGTGGAGAGGTAGGATATACAGGTTCGGTCTTTTTAGGAAACAGGCTTGTTTCAATTAAAAATGGAATAATCGTGAAAGTATAATTTTTTAAAAACAATAAAACTATGAAAACAAAAAACTTAAAAAAAGTTAACGAGAGAGTAGCAACAACGCTAATGGAAAGCATTGGGGAAAAACAAATTTATTATCAGTACGAAACTGATTATAATAATAAAACTCCCCAAATGGTCAATTTCAGCACTCAGCTGAAAGACGGGAAGACCTTATCAGGTTCTTACTCTAAAGGTGGAGGGCTATCATTAAATGGAACAGGCGTAAATAGTGTGGAAGATTTACAGGTAGTTAATAGTGCCTTAGATACAATCTTAGAAATAATAAACGGCTTTGAAGTTGAAAAAAAAGAGGCAGAAGATGGTAATAATAAGTAAGTATTTAGTACCGAGAGGTTACACCGCAATGGCGGTGTTTCCTTTCATCTTTCTGAAAAATAAGGAGTATCAAAAAAAACAAGTACCTCCTAAACCACGAGAGAATACATCTAAGACAGCAATTAGAGTTACTGATTTTGCCTTTTTTCGTTTGGTATGGGTTAAACTACCTATGGAACTTAATAAAGTATAAGAAGCCTATCGGAACATCATATTTGAACAAGAGGCTTGTGAGAATCAATACGATTTAGAGTATTTGAAAAACCGAAAACTTTGGCAATTTTTAAAGTCGTTTTAAAAAGGTTTTAAAACGCCGAGGGAGGATAGGCGATAAAAATGTCCTCCAACAAATTAAAAAACTTCCTACGGTAATTTAATTTAGCACAAAGCCCACAGTTGGAGGACTAAAAAAGTCTTCTGATTGTGGGTTTTGTGTTTATTACCGTAGGAGAAGCAAAGATAATAATTAAAAAACAGATAAAAAAATGAATAAAACAAGAAAACAATGGAAATCGGCACCCTTGCCATTTCAAGGACAAAAAAGAGGATTTATTAGACATTTCAGTCAAGCAGTTAAGGAATATCCTAATAATGCTATTTATATTGATTTATTTGGTGGTTCTGGGCTATTAAGCCACACTGTTAAGTGTGTACATCCTAATGCAAAAGTGATTTATAACGATTACGACAACTTCCGTAAGCGTCTAGAAGCTATCCCAAAAACAAACCAAATACTAGACGAGCTTAGAGCTCTAAACTTGCAAACACCAAGAGGCAAAAAGATAGAAGGAGCAGAACGAGAAGCCGTTTTTAAAATACTTAAAAAAGCTGACGAACGAGGTTTTGTAGATTGGATAAGCCTATCTAGTTCCCTTAAGTTTTCTATGAATTACGGAACTAAGTTAAAGGATTTTACAGAAGACACACTTTATAATAGTGTTCGAAGAAGCAATTATGACCCCGCTGATGATTATTTAGAAGGAATAGAAGTAGTGTCAGAGGATTATAAAAAATTATTTGATATATATAGAGGTAAAAATAATGTTGTTTTTTTGGTAGATCCTCCTTATCTATCAACAGACACATCGACTTATAATAAAGAAAGTTATTGGAAGTTGTCTGATTATTTAGAGGTTTTAGAAACTTTACAAGGCTCTAATTATTTTTACTTTACCAGCAATAAGTCGCAAATAGTTGAATTATGTCAATGGCTAGAAACTCGTACATCTAACAACTCCAACCCTTTCAAGGGGGCAACTAGAACTGCAGTGAATAATAAGACTACACACAACACAGGGTACACCGATTTAATGTATCATTTAAAAAAAAATTAA